CTTGAAACTAGCAGTCCCCTCTAGTATAAAGCAATTGTCTCCACTTTATAAGTGAGGCTTTGTTTTTGTTGTAGGAATGCCTTCGTTTCCGATAGGATTCGATGCTTCCTTACGACCAGGAGTGCTGACTGTCAGTCCCTCAACAGTTCCTAAAAGTTTCGCAACCTTGAGGAAGCGGTCCAAAGAATCCTCAGAGGCAATCGTACGCTTCGTCAGCGCCGATACATCCTCTTTGGAGAAATCTGGGATCCGTGGAATCTCGTGTTCTGCATCGGAAAGTCTTTCTAATGCAGTGTCGATATCCATCTCCAATATGTCCTCAATCATAGAGACACTCAGCCCTGTTATTCGACAAGAGACCTGTAACGTCTTGACAAACCGGCGATGCCGGTCTGCCCAGCGTTTTAGGGCATCCTCCCGTTGTTGTTCGAACACATTCTTAAGAACGTATTCGACACTGACGGAAGTCTGTCCTATTAACCAGGTCTCAAACTCCTTTAACTGTTCCCGAGACTTGAGATACTCACCATAAAGACGATCAGCCGTTTTCACGACTATCGAAATTACTAGAGCATCTCTCGTCGAATCTCTCACCTCTGAGTTGAGCGTCACCAGCGGTTTATTCCACAAACTAACCTTTCGCGTTAAACACGCCAGGAAAGTATTAATGGAAACTGCTCGTATTCCGTATTCGGAGAATCTCCGAACACCGGGTACGAACAGTGCCGCCGTGACCCAATTCACTATGGGGTGACAACGTCCTTGCTTAAGATCAGCTATGATCTCTCGGTAAATCTGAGGGGTCACGAAGAGCTTAAGTAAGGATGACAACCAATTGCCTCTGGACAAGTCTATCCATCCTCTCCGAACAGCTCTAAGAGCGAGTTCTGCCCGTGCGGGTAGGGAATCTATCCCAACTTCCTCACGGAGCGAGAGAGGTGATATATTGTCGTCTCCCATGAAACTTTGGTTAGCGAAGTTAAACATACCTTTCGACGAAATGTATGATTTAGCTAAGCCGACTGTGATTTCAAAGGATGCGAGGATTGATTGGTACCGTTCCGCGACTCTTCGGTCAGCGATGACAACGTCATCTCCAAGTACCAAGTATCCCATAAACCATTCAGCACTTTTGTGCGGCAAGACTTGCCACGCGGAGAACTGAACCAGTAAATGGTGTACTAGGGCCATAGAAGACCACGACGACAAGGCGCCCATCGGCTGCCCTGTGCCGTAACGTACTTTCCTCTCGGAATCTAAACGAGTCATAAGACCTCTTATTCCAAACCGGACGACCGCTTGCAAGCGGGTTCCGGCGAAATAAGTGCCTTTTGGACGTAGTTCAGAAGGTGTGAGGAAATCACGATCAGTCATCAAAGCACGCCACAGCTCTACCAATTGATCACCGAAGATTGGAGTAAGCAGCTTTATATACAAGCCCATGGGTATGGTGTCAGTAGCCTGTTTGAGGTCTAAGGAATAAACTTCCCTATACCCTCTAGAGGCAAATTCTTTAACCTTTCCCTCCTGATCAAAAGTAGCATCAGTTGGGAGAAGTTTCAGAATACTGAACATCCAATCATGGACAGGTTTTAATACTGCCTGCGTCCAGTAATCCACTATGGCAATCACCCGGACCTTCCCTGCAGGCTCGTAAAGAGCATGTAGGCGGCCGAGGGAGAGGTCAGATAAATCTACCTCAACCCACTTACGTATCGTTCCATCGGAACGATAAACAGGTTTACCGGCTGTCAACCCGGTAAACTGTAAGAGTGGAACCATCTTGGATATCTTCCTGAAATCAAGAAGGAGTGCATCTTGCCCCGTAGCTTCGAGCCACTCCCTTATAAGGTTTCGAGTCTGGAGGGTCCACGCATAAGCGTCGATCCCCGACCCAAGAACCGAATTCGGGTGGTTTGGCCCAGCTTTCGAGGTAAAGGAAAGATCCCTTATCACGAAGTTCGGTCGCAGGTTGCCACCCAAATTGGAAATGAGGTACCAGAATCTAGCGATAGCTTCTGGCAACTTATCCCAATAAGGGCTCTTACTTAAATCCGGATGTGGCTGGGTGATGGCCCCTAAGGGCGGGTCACCCCAAGTACCTTCAAATCCTTTATAGGACGCAAAGATACTTGCCCACAGACGAATATGAGTAAGAGACAACCCGCGTATCGCGCTTCGCGCATACAGGGGAAGCAGTGTCGGGAGTCCGTTTTGCAGAGCAACGCGGAATCCGAGTGCTTGTGTTGATTCGATACGGATACCTCCCACATAAGAGTTTAGGACAAAGAGACAAATCTTCATCCTAGATATCAAATGTGTAAGGCCTTGATTCTTCAAAAGAACCTTGAGGGAGTGACCGAAAGAATTTCTTTCGTGTACATGCACAGTGGTCGGTAAGGAACCTTTGGCCCAAAAGTGAAGTTTGTTAAACCACACTTTGAGCCAATCCATAAGGTTTCCCGTATGGAGTTTGATCATCGATTCCTCAGAACCCTTCATTCTCCAAGCTTGGTTTGCGAACGGGCTATGGAACAGGTAGCGTACCTGTTTTCTAGCCTTGTTTGCTTTACCTTTCTTGGGAAGAAGAGCACTCAGCCATGGGTGCTCCCGAAAATTTTCGGGGGAATTTTGGGAATTGGGATCAGCTGAGTTGTCGGGGGACGAAGTCGTAGGGGGAACGTCTCCTGGCTGCGCCAGAACTTTTAGTGTTCTGTTTGTGGTCAGAGACACCCGAACCATAATAACATAATCTTGCTCAGCAAGGTATAATATGTTAGATGGGTTTACCGGATCGACTACAGCGTAGTTGCCGGCCTCGATTTTGTCCCAGTCTACTCTTGGAAAGAGCTTGTGAGATGGCATCATTCTGACAACAGCACTTACGGAGAACATGCGAACCGACTTGATGGACCACAGGATTCCTACCTGTGCTCTTGATAGAAAGTTTAGCATAGTTCAAAGTTTGTTGTTTGTTGAGTTGTGAGTCTTCGACCCCTCTTTACCTGGTTGTTAATCAGGTGGAGCAGATCGGTCAAGGCTACCGACTCTGAAGCAAGTTTCGGAACATCCAAAGATCCTCCTCCCAATGCTTCTCATGAAGTACCACAGTCGTCCATGTACGTTCATATGGGACGATATGATTGTCGCCTCTCATGCTCCCTCTAGTCTACTTGTGTTCCCATTGTGGAACGTGGTACGGGTGTCACGCGGATTCCCGAACGGTGTTAACCGGGAGGGATGAAACTGACAGCCACCATATAGGATGGCTAGAGTCACGTGAAGTTCGGACCAGGTTCGTTACCTTCAACTAGATGTTGCATGAGTGCTCCATATGGACCCCCTCCCCTACTTTGAAATCTCAAAAGAAATCATTGTAGGTAGGGCCAAAGTATTGAGTACTTGTGTGACAAGGGGACTAGCATGGTTGGGGTTCGCCCTCAACTGTTACTGGTTTCCCAGGCGGTACGCCTGCTAGTTGGATCCCCGCACGTAGCATCAAGACTGTGATAAATCATGGCCTTGAGACTCAATCGCAGAGCCTGGTACGGAGATGGGATGGTCAGATGGACTCCAGGGGCACTAAACGTAGGGGACTACGATAGTGTCCTGGTGGGCGGTACGCTTCTTGCGAAGTGGTACCTGGTCTTCAATGACC